ATACCGTCTAGCCTGCCCGAAGCGACGAACGAAACCTTTCAAGCTGCCGTCGATGCCGCGTCCAATGTACCGCCTGCTACGCGCAGAGCATTGTACAGCATGATTAATCCTCATGACATGGACCGTATGTACCGAAAGTACACAAACGGGTTCGGGCAGCTTTGGGACGATCTAAACGCCGAAGGTGTCTTCCTGCGTAAAGAACAGGACAAGATCACTGAGAACATTGCGAAGTGGAAGGGCGTGCTTGACAAGTACAGTCCAACCGAGCAGAGCCGCATCTTCAAAATTTTCATGGACACTACGGTCAATCAGATTGAAGTGTTGGACTTGCAAGATGCCAAGCGTAACGCTAATTGGGTAGCCAAAAAAGACGACCCGATCTACAAACAATTTGTTGCGCTAAAGCCCGAAGTTCAAGAAGTCTACAAGCAACTCCGTCTGGCGTATCTTGATTACGCTTTAGGTGTTGAAAATTCATTGAAGCAGTATCTGACTCCAAACGAGTTTCAAAAGCTGCAAGCAGAGTTCAATGCCAAGCGTCTGCCGGTGTATTTACCGCTCTTCCGCAAGGGTAAGTACAAACTAAAATATGTTGACAGGAATAAAGAAACTGTAGCGTTGCAGTTTGAAAGCATCGCAGAACGTGATCGTGCTTGGGCTGAAGCAAAGCGTGAAGGGGCTACTGACCGTATCTATAGCGAAGTTGGTACGCGAAAAGAAAACGAAGTACCGCCCAGCGGGTTTTTTGGCACTGTGGTTGCTACACTCAAAAAGAACAAGGTCGATCCTGCCATCATCAATCCAATCGTAAATGCGTATTTGGATTTGATTCCGGCGCAGTCAGTCTTGCAGTTTGCCCGCAAGCGTGCGGGTACGGCTGGGTACCGTGAAAACGTCCTTGAAGCCTACGCAAATGTCGGGGATAGTTACGCTCGTCGTCTGGCTAACATGACGTACACTCCGAAGTTTTTTGCTGCTCGGGACAAGATTGTCACTGATTTAGAGATTGCCAAAGCAAACGATCAAATTGATCCGGATGTGGCGGAAGACATCAAGTATGTTCTGGATAAACAGATGGAGTTTATCCAAAATCCCAAGCTCGACAGTTTGGCGGCAAAAGCTAGTTACTTCAGCTACCAGATATATCTGGGAGCCAACATTTCCACGGCTATTGTCAACACGCTCGACATCCCAACTGTTGTCTGGAGTCGCTTGGGCGGCAAGCATGGATTTGGCAAAGCATTCAACTCCATTCTCAAAGCCGGTACGGTGTTCTTTAGCAAGAACAAATCGTCGGAAATGCAGGAACTTATTCGGCGCGGTCTAGACACTGGCTCGTTGCGTGAGCAACAGCTTCAGGATATTGCTACATTCAAAAGTCTCGATTCCAAATACGAACGACTCAAGGCTGGTACTGAACGGGTCACTAACTGGGCGTTTGCCAAGTCCGATATGTTCAACCGGCAGGTAGCCCTTGCTGCGGCTTATGATCTGAACAAGAAAACTCCAGAAGGAGTATTCGACGAAAACGCATTCAAACAAGCGCAACGCACGGTGTATGACGTATATGGTTCGTCATTTCCGAAGGCAGCAGCCCCCATCATGAGCGACGACATTGCTCGTACAGCATTAACGTTCAAGCGGTTCGCCATCGTACGTATGAATCTGTTGGTAAACGCTTACCGAGAAGCGACGAAAGACCTTGATCCTACCGATCCAGAAACGCCGATAATTCGTAAAGCTGCACGCAGGGAGATTCTGGGTTACTTCGGTAGTGCCTTTGTATTTGCTGGTGTGCAAGGTATGCCGATAGTGGGTGCAGGAATGGTACTTGCTAACCTTCTAAACGCCGCGCTTGGTGATGATGACGAGCCGTACAATCCGGAGTTTGAACTGCGCGAAGCGGTTGGATTGTTCGCATACAAAGGTCCAATCAACTACTTAACGGGTGTCGATATCGCAAGCCGTACTGGATGGTCCGGTATGTTCTGGCGCGAAGACCCAAGGCGCATGGCTGAAGTTGGCCCGCTGACCTACACAATGGAACAGATTCTTGGCCCTGCGTATGCATACTTCAACGGCTGGTTCCGAGAAGGCGGAGTTATTGATAACTTCACAGATGAAAAGTACCAACGAGGTTTTGAACAATTATTGCCTCGTTCTGTTGGTAACATCCTAAAGGCTCAGCGGTATTACGAAGAAGGCGCACTTACTGGGCAGGGTGTTCCGTTGGTGGATGATGTCAGTAAGTACAACATCTTTATGCAGGTGTTTGGATTCCGCCCAAGCGATGTTGCCGAGGCTGGCGAAGAGGCAGGTGCCGCTAAGCGTATGGAATCGAAGATCATTCAACGCCGTAACGCTATTATCGAGCGTGCCGCCGTAGCGCGAATGAGTGGGGATATAGAAGGGTTCCAAGCCGCTATAGAAGATGCTCAAGGGTTTAGTCAGAAATACCCAGCACGGGCCATTACCGCTGAAACCCTGTATGGGGCCATTCAGCGTAGACAAAAGAAAATGGTGGAGTCTGTCAACGGCGTTCGGGTTGATCCGAAGTTAGCCCGTGGTATTTACGAAGAATTGGGTATCGAACCGGAATAAAAAGGACCCCTGCCGAAGCAGGGGTCAACTCCTAAACAGGAGAACTAGAGTGCAAGGGCATTCTAGGGTCGATACGCCATACCCGCAACCCATACACGTTGTTCTCTACAACATGTTTGCACAAGACGTTAACCTTCAACCGCTCCGCCTCTGAAAGCAGTTGCTTCTCTACATCCCTACGGTCAATGCAGGGAATGAAAAATGAACTGCCCGGTACAAATTTGTTCCACTCAACCAGTACTGGGAGGCTGTAGATCTTCATCGGGAACTGCATTGATCAGTACGTCTTCGTTGAAGAAATCCAGTTTTGTCGTATCGAACCACAGACAACTAGTAGAAGCGTTACCAGCAGCGGGCGTACCGGCAAATATCTTCTTACGTCTGGTGTACTCCCCGCCCGGATGAACTATAAGAGCCTTGCACTTGACGTACGGCTTTAGTGTCTCTTCAAAGTTCATTACCCGCTTATTGCACTCGGCTCGATAGGCTGATGAAGATACGTACAACATCTTGGTATCTGGCTCATACCGCATCGTCAGCGCGTTACGAGGTTCCTTGATCGGGCCGTACTCTATCCCGGTACGCTTATCAGCTTTGGCGTTGATAATCAGCACTTCGTTGAAATGATGCCTAAAGAACTCGCCCAAGAACTCATCACCATCAAACATGTACTCACGGTTCTTGATACGGGTTTCCTTGATTAACTTAACACCGTAGTCAAACACGGGTTGTACCGAAATATCATGAAGCCCTAGCTTTCGGGAAATCAATCCGCCCGTAATTGAGAGGGCGACAATCAAACTCCAGAATCGTTCCGTTGGACGTATCCCAGCAGCAACTTCTACCCGCTTTCGGGTCTTGTCCAGTAGGTCTTTGACCGCAGGAAGTTGAGCAATTACGGCTTGGAAGTACGGTTCGGCTGCATGTCCGTAGTGATTCATCAGTCGTTCAAAGTGTTCACGGGACCACGTAGCGTCTGCGTCTTGCTCGGCCTCGACGTTGATTTCCAATACACGCTTCAGTTCGCCATCTGGGAAGCCCTTGATGGTGAGCAACACGTCCATCACAGACCGGTTGGATGACGAGATAACGCCAGTCTGGAACTTCGTATTGTTGTTCCGCTCGACGTTCTCGTGCTGCTTCATGCGGTGCTTACCACGCCCAGACGTTACGTCATAAACTTGGTTTGACATGTCTTCAGCGGGCATGTTGGTGATTTCGTCCATCGTAACGGCAAGGTTCTGCATCACGCCAAGCCGATTCATACGGACGTTATAGGTATCTTTCGGAGCCAGCGTTAGTTCTTTCGGTCGTCCGTAGATACTGTTGATCGCATGTAGGACTGTGGTTTTACCCGAACCAGAGTTACGACTCATCAAGTTGACGAGGAACCCATCTAACGCCGTGAAGCGCATCAGTGGTATGCCGAACCCCAAGAAGAACGCAAAGGCTTTGTTCTCCATACCGGGGTTGCCGTAGTGGTTGATGATGTCCTTCCAAACTTGAAAATCACCTTTCGCTTGAAAGTAATGGATGTTGGGTAGTGTCGGGGCAGACGGAGGGCTATAGACAACCTCAGTAGCCTTGATCTCACGTTCACCAAGAATGATCGACGAATCATCTTCGGTCCACCCAAATTGGCGATGTGCTTTCTCTGCTTTTTCCTTCATAAGTTCATCAACCCAAGCCTTGACATACTGCATAAGCATGTCTTGCTTCTTACCCAATACAACCAATCCGTGCGGGGCTACCGCAGCCATAAATTTATCTCTCGATACAACGGTGGTATTAGCCATGATGAAGTCCCGAACGCCGTCCTTTGGCGTATGCAGCCGACATAAAATGGTGTCGAGAAGATCGGGATCAATCATTCTCTTTACGACATAGAAGTCGTATGGATACAGTAGCTCGTCAGCCTCGACCTCATCGCCGTCTCGGTTTTTCTTCGTAGCCTTGTAATAAATCCCACCGTTCTTACCACGGAAGAATGGGAACGGCAGTTTAGGTATCGTGTACTGTTTGATCTCCTTGGTTACTTCTTCTACCTCTGTGACCACCATATCTGGTGGGGCTTCCACTACCCGTTCCGCAAGCGCGATGGGGGTGGGAACCTTATGAGGGCAACCCTCACAACCTGTAGGATTTAGGATACGGAATCGTTCGCAGGTATACGGGCCGTTCGTACCGTTTGCCATCTTCTCGGTGGCTTCAGCCGAATAGCCGGGGTGTCCTTGAGACAGGATATGGATAGCCTTGTCTCGGTCTATACATTTTTGGGCGATGCTCAACCCACCACGCCACATGTCATAACTAAGTTCTGCACGATTGTTATATATGTGTGCGATCTGAGCGCAGCCTTTGCCCTCCAGAGACATGACCAGTAAGTCTTTGAACGTGGCTTGTTTATTGCCCATCAAGGACAAAGTGAGCGGGTCTAGTTGTCGCTTGTACTGCTGCTTGTTGGCAGCAGCCATAACATCAAAACTTGGCTCAAGCAGTTTTTGGATGTCAGAAGATGATAGTTGCGGAGCAACGTGAAGCACCTCGACCAGAATTGGATTGGTCGGGTCTTTAACATGGTATGTCTCGGGGATACGCAGAATACGCGCAGCCTCGCCCGTCACTACCGGATCAACGTCAAACTTGTGGTGAATACAGAGCGCCTTCAACTGCTCAGCATGTAGTAACCACTGTTCGCGTGGCATAGCCTCGGTGCATACCCAGTACAGGTGTGCGCCCATACCAGACTTCACAATCGTCGGGCGTGGCAGTCCAGTAACCTTGCAGAAAGCGCGTAAGGCGAGTAGCCCTTCGTTCAGATCAGCAAAAGGTTTGCCGGGACCGCAGTCGAGGTCGATGTAGAAAGACTTGAGTGCAATAGCGTTCTTGGTTGTACGGCGTTCTTCTGGGCCGTACTTTGCCATTCCAAAAAACGCGTTGTACTCGGTATCTACAAACTCGTCTGCGTGTTCGGAAATTTCATCGATGCTGCGAACAAAGCGTTGGCGAACATCCTTGTCTTCGCCATCTTCCTTGATGCCAACAGTACAATAGGACTCGCCTTCTTCCAGAGGTGGAAGAACCAAGGCAAGAAAGTCCTTACGTGAAAGCATAGCCGTCCTCGACCGTCAAAATAGAGTGGGCAGGGGTGGACGGCACACCCTTTTCGGTAGCGAACCTAGCCCATCTAACTGTTAAGCTAATTTATCTATTAGCTTCTGAACCTGTTCTTGATGCTTCTTTGACACTTCGCTTTTGCCGATAAACCATGAATACACAGTTGGTCGGCTAACTTTGAGATATTCAGCAACGTCTTTTACAGGGATGTTGAGCCGCACACAGATCTTGGCGAGTTGTACACCCAGCAAGAACGGATTGGCATCATTAATCGCCTGTAGCATCAGTGTTGAATACCCGTGCGTAGCCATCAGTCATCCCATTCGGCAAGAATCTTGGAGAGGTCCGGCTTGGCAGCAGGTTCTTCAGTCTTCTTTGACGAACGTTTAACAGGTTCAGTTACTTCTTCAACGACGGCAGGAGCAGGTTCAGCAGCGGGTTTCGGTGCAGTGATAGCCTTGGGCTTTGCTCCATCAGCTTCGGCAACAGTCATTGTGATGGCACGACGCGCAGAATCGGTGTTGCCTTGATCGATAGCCTTCTGGTGCTGAGTAGCATCCAAGAAACTTATAGGCTTGAAGTTGATCTTGGGCGTGGCGCTGCCGGTGTCAAAACGCATCTCCGTCACAACGGCGGTGATCGGGATACCCTTGCTGCCAAGCATCTTGGCATACGCTTGCAGAGGCCACTTACCTGCTGCGCCTTCACCAAAGATTGACGTTGCTGGAAGCGTCAACTGGAATACGTCACCGGCCACATCATTTGCCAGAACGACTGCGAGTCTCTGGCTGTACCGGCAAGCGCGGCTATTACCTTGACCAGAACCCTGTATGTTTTGAGGGCAGTCAATACAACGCTTGGACTGCGGAGATGCAGCCTTCGCATCTGGAACCTCACCATCGGCAGACCAGCAGTCGGGGGCCGTAACCTCACCGCCTTCTTGATACTGGTTGGCATAAAACGTACGAGAAACTTTAGGTGAGGCTGCGACGATCACCACGTTCATGTGGCGGTCTTCGTTTTGTGCGACCTCTTTGCCGTTGATCATGAGTCGCCATACACCTCCTTTGATGGAGATGCGACGAGAGGAAGCACCGCTTCCACCACCCATGAGGGCCTTGGTCGTATCGTCAATCTGTGCGGTCCGCAGGTAATCTGGCAGAGCCGTATTCAACATAGCAAGTTCGTTGCTCATATGCGCTCCTTAGCGTTTGGTAATCACGATAGTCTGTTTCATGTCTGCCTGTAACCCCGGCGGGTGAAGGTTTGGGTTCTCTTCAAGGAACTGCTCCATATTGGAGTTGTTGATACGCCGCTGCATCAACGCAAAGGCTTCGTTTTCTTTTACGAATCGGAAGAACGAATCCCAATCGTTAGTCCAGTAGTGCTTATCAACTCGACGCGATATCGTACCGTGTGGGGTACGTATCGTAGATGCCCCTTGATCTTTGCAGATTAACAATAGCTGCTCTGCAATCGTATCAAGTTGTGACTTCAACTCTTCGTCTCGTTTTGCTAATTCTCTGCGGGCGTCTCTAATTTTGACGTAGACCTCCGCAAGTTTTTCTGCGTTCATTGCACTCATGGTTTTCTCCTTGTAGGTATCAAATAAACTGGAGTATTCGGTTATTCGGGCTTATCTCCTGCTTTGACCTAGTTCGTCTATTGTGTTGATTTTGTGTAAGCGATACTGCTCGTAAGTTTTCAATTCGATTGTTATGTATGTCTCCGTCAATGTGGTCTAACACAAACGGCATAGACCCTTTTGAATTGTGGAGACGCCATATTAATCTATGCTCCATGTAGTATTTTCCGTCTATCCCCACTGTGCGGTAGTTGCCAACTTTACCTGACCCTGCTCGGCTACCGGCTTTTACACTCCCGTACCGCCCCTTGGCCTTCCAAAAAAGTTTACCATCCTTGTACGTAAATAATTCACGGAGGATTTTGCCGCTTGGAATAGGCGTTCTATACTTCATGGAAGAAGTGTAACTTAACAAATCCACTATGTCAAGCGATCTCCTCGACAAAATTTTGGTACAACTCAATCAACTTCGTATGTACATCTAATTTCTGTGACAACATTTTGTATATACGTTTCTCAACGGGGGAACCCTGCAAGTGTACAACGGTGCAAGGGTGATGTTGCCCCGCACGGTGGACACGAGCGTTTGCTTGCAAATAAGTCTCAATAGACGTTATTGGACCCCACCAGACAACTACGTTTGCTGCGTGTAGCGTGACACCGTGTGCGGCTGCTTGAGGCTGTATGACAAGCACACGTGGGTTAGTATCTTCTTGAAACTTCTTAAAAATTTCTGAGCGTTTGCTCGCGGGTACTGCGCCATTTATGATGTCACACGTAATGTTGTTATTACGTAGTTCTTCGGCAATGATTTCTATGGCATGTCGGAAGGGTGCAAATACAATCACTTTCTGACTGGCTTCTTGGATAACCTCTAGAAGCGCGTCCAGCCTATTCCGTGCATCGAACGCAACGATCTCACCACTATCCGAGTAGACCGCGCCGCACGACAACTGCAATAACTTGTTAAGGCTGGCTGCTGCGTTGACCGCCGTAATTTCTTCCCCGGCAGCAATGGTGAGCATCTGCTTGCGAATCTCTTCGTAGTAGGTTTTCTGCTGCTTGGTCAGCGGTATGTCACGCATGACATAAGTCATTTCCGGTAGGTCGAGACATTCATCCTTGGTGAACCGAATCGCTGGTTGCAGTACTTCGTGAACGATCTGTTCAGATTGTGGGCGCGGGACCCATTTAAACTGTGTGATCTTGATGAGTACCCGATCCCTAAACGATCCAAAAAATTTTGGTACATTGTTCGGATTGATGATCTTCGCCAACCCATAGGCATCTGTAGGGGACTGCGCGGCGGGTGTGCCGGTCATCATCCAAACCCACGTGGCGGGAGTCAGTATAGAGTTCAGAACTTTCCATCGCTTTGTGGATACGTTCTTGTACGCATTGGCTTCATCGATAATTACAAGATCAAACCCGCCTTTGATTACGGCTTCCTTTACGATGTCGAGTCCATCGTAGTTGCAGATGACAAACTCAGCGTCACTCTCAACCGCCTGTATGCGCTTCTCTTTGGAATAACTATGCGCGATAGCACACGTGCGATGTGTGGCAAACTTGAAGAGATCGTTTTCCCAAGCCGACTGCATGATCGACAGGGGGCATAGCACAAGCACCCGCCGAATGAACCCCTGTTTAATCAGATAATCCGCTGCCCAGATCGCAGATGCCGTTTTGCCAGTGCCCTGTTCGTTGAAGCAGAACGCCCTTCGGTGTAGGGTCAGAAACGATGCGGTCGTGTACTGGTGCTTAAACGGTTTCTGCAAACCGGGCCATGCGTAATCTCGCATAATCGGGGACGGCACATCTTTTAGCCGCAGGTTCTTTAGTATCTGCGCTTCTTCCACGCCCCATCTCACTAGCACATCGGTATCGTTCAGTTGCTTGGCAGTACGAATCACAGAAGTGATCCGCTGCGGTTCGCGCACTCTAATCAGTAATGCTTTGTTATCTATGATCTGCATCTACTGATTCCATCAAGTTAGCTGTTTCGTCCAATACATCCTTGATGTATTCGTGGAACTGGAAGTTGGCTTCAAACTTTCTCTTGAGTCTTTCGTGAGCATCATACAGATGTGTGAATCTGAGGTAATCCTTCCTACGAACTCCTTGATAAAAGTCAATCTGTTCCTTCAAATGATTTATTCTGGCGTTCTTTTCTTTCAGTTGAAGTCTCAGCTTCTTTATCGTTTCTTCTGCATCTAGTTCTAACGTGTCCATTACATGGGCTTCCTATCTTTCTGGCGCTTGTAGGCGCGGTTGGCGTGGACGCTAGTAACCTTTAAGTTACTCTTCGCAGTTGAGCCGCCCTTGCTGAGCGGTCGCTTGTGGTCCACATCTTTACCGTCACCTTTCTTTACACGACCAGCCTTCATCATCTCGGCACGAGCAGCATTACGCTTGGCGCGATTCTTGATTTGTTCGGGTTTGCCTTGGTAATTTGCGTATTCACGCTTGTAGTCACGAGCCATGTTTCCTCCTAAGTGCGTTCTGAACTTCGTGGGCTTTTTCAATTAGCTCAAGCATATCCTTTAGGGCTGATATCTCCATCGCCCCCTGTATTTTGATGTACAGTTCGTGGATTCCGTTTTCTTCATCTAAAACCGGTTCAGAACTAGTACCATCAAACGCCGTTACGGACATCGCATTACCACAATTGTTGCTAATCTTGAGGATCAAGTAGTCCCCATTACCACCACAATTTCTTTCTGGGTATTCATATTCATAATCATGCAGCCAAACCCGTTCTGGGTCAGATGCACTTAATTTAATTTTAATATCGCTCATATTTACTTCCCATTATGCGTACAGTCTTTTACTGGACACCACTTCCTGCACGTGAAGTTGGGTCGGGGATTCCACACATCTACCTCAAACGCCCTCTCAAGTTGAGCGGTATTCGTCAGCCATCGCTGCCAATAGATATCACTCTTCTCGGCATCGTACTCGTTCTTTACAAAGTCATTGGCTACCACAAACAGTAGCCCACCCTTCACGCGCTTGACTTGCGGGAAGTGCTTGAACACCGCCAGCGACAGGATTTCCAACTGCTTCGTGTCAGCGTACTTGGACGAGCCGCCGGTCTTGTAATCCACTATTTTTGCAGAGTCACCGTTTAGGATGATTAAATCTGCTACGCCGCGCCACCAAACTTGCTTATCAAAAAACTTGCAGGGTTCTAGGTTACGGGTCAGCCCCATCTTGTACTCGCACAGTTTCTCGCCTTCGTAAGCGTTCAACTTGTCCAGTAGGGGTTTGATAAACGCAAACTTCTCGGGGATCGGCTTGCCTTCCTTTATGTAGTCCTCTGCTGCCTTGTGTACGTCTAGCCCGTAGACCAGATGGTCGCTCAGCGGCTCCTTGATATCCTTCTTGACCTTGATTCGGTAGTACTTCTGTGGGCACTGAAGAAACAAGTCCAGTGATGAGTACGACCAGTTATACGTAACAGACATCAGCAATCCCCATAACTTTTACCGACCCCCGACTCACAATTAAGCGGTAGTGTCGCAGCCCAAGTCGGTCGCCATCGCATACATTCTTCGACATACTCCTGTGCGGCATCGGCATCTTCTTCCGGTGCGGTACAGGCAATCGCGTCATGCACGGTTAGAACCACTCGGTACTTCTTTGAAATGCGTATCATCTGTTCAGCGATCACACATCTTGCTACGGCTTGGCAGATGTTTTCAACTACTTTCCCACCATAAATCTTGGTCGCGCCCTTACGGGTGTGGTACTCGTACTGGTCCTTGCCCTCCGAATCAGTTACTTTTTTCAACCCCTCGTACCGCTGCCAGAGCCCACTAGGTAGCAGGAATCCGTATTCACGGGGGTCAAACTGAACGGCGTCAGCTACACCAAAGTCACAAGCCTTGACCGTAATAATTGACTCAATGCACCGCTGCCCTTGTCGCCATAGTGCGGGGATGGACGGATATGTATTTCTGTAGACATCAATGATGCGTTTACATTCCTCCAGATCAACGTCCACCCCGAACGTCTTTAACTGCATCTGAAACTTGGCAGCACCCATGCCGTAACCGGCCCCGAGAATCGTGGTCTTACCTACAAAGCGTTCGTCTTTTGTAACCTCTTCCACCGGCTTGTTGTAGATAGCGGAAGCCATGATCTTGTAGACATCCTCACCCTTCTCAAAGGCATCCAATAAGTCTTGCTGCCCTGCCAACCATGCGACGGTACGGGCTTCGATCTGCGATGAGTCGCAGTCGATCATGACGTGGCCCTTCGGGGCTTGGATGGCTTTCTTCAACTTGCCAGCGTTCTGCCCACGCGACGGAAGATTCTGAAGGTTGATCTTGTCATCGCCACCCCACCGTCCAGTATGTGCAGCGTAGTATTTGATAGGCACAGGTAGGCTACCGCGCAACGCGATATCTATAAATCTTTGTGTACGTGTCTCTTCAAGGGTGGTTTTTGTACCCAGTCGAGCCCCCACTAACGTCTGGATTCTGGGGTCAGAGTGGGAGAGAAGTTCTTTAAACTCCTCATCTGTCTTGGCAAATGCCCAAGTTTCCTTGCCAGTACGTGCGCTTATCTTTTTGGGTGGTTCCACCCCTAGCCTAATTAATAACTCAGCAAACTTGTCGTTGCTCATCAACGACTCGCGGTCAGCGGCAGCAGCAGCCAGCAGCGCAGCCTTCTTCTCTTTCACGGATTCCAAATGCGCTTCGAGCAGCGGCAGGTTCAGTTCAAGCGTCGGCTCGATAAACATCCGGAGCGTTATGTCTATGACTCGTAACTCTCTGGCAGGAAATTCTTGAGAAAGCCTATTAAAAAGATCATAAGTAAGACGAACATCATTGATGCAATAACTAGCGTACCGATCAAGCTCTTCATCAGAAAAATCCACGCGGCGTTTACCAAGCGCGTTAATGACTTCATCACCCTTTTCTCCTAATTTGTATCGTTCTGCAAGGGTCTTGAGACTCCCGCCCGCATCCACCCCATGTTTAGCCCGCGCCATGCACAACGTATCTAACCAACCTTTTGGTTTGATACCGAACAACCACGACAAAATTGCGCCATCAAACTGCATGTTGTGAGCAAGCACAAACAAGTTAGGCCAGTCGAACTTCGTTAACCATTCTTTAACTTCTTTATGTGTGCCGCTAAACCACTCAGGGGCCTGACCGTCTAGTGCCACAGCCACACCAATTACCTCAAAGCGATCATCACGGATGTATTCCTCCGTGGTCATCTTGGACAGGGAAAACTCCTTGTCGTAGTAAGTCTCAAAATCAATCGTCAGTATGTTCATACGGATCGCACTATCCGGTTGCTCTTCCAACCACGTTCGGTTTTAACAAACCCCGCTGCTTCCAACGCTTCTGGTTTTCGGCACGACCCATCTCGATACTTGTGGGTTCGCAAAGATTCTGGATTTATAAACACCTGTTTACATGTTGTACAGGCGCGTTCTCTTTTTACGGTGGGCACTCTTTAACTCCTTTATTTCTTTACGTAATCGAATAATTTCTTCTCGGCACGACCACAATACGCCACCTAGTGTTAGAAATTTAAGTTCTGTTGTTACCCCCACATCGTTCAGTTTATCTGGGAGTTCAGCAATCAGATCTAATATGTCATCTTCTATTCCCATGCTTCTTTCTTCTTCGTTTCGTGCGCTCATTGTGTTCGTTCCAGTGAAGTATTCGATGACAATTTGAGCAGAGCGGTATGCACTTCTCCTCTGCCTCGCGTATCGCTGCGTTGTACTTGTTGTACTTCGAGATCAATACGTTGACCGACTTCTTGTTCTCTTTGATGATGTGATGGAAGTCGATTACCGCAGGATGCTGTATCCCGCAGTGAGAACATTTTTGCTTGGCTTTGTACTCTTGCCACTTTGCACGTTCGCGGTCCTTGCGGAGCCAAACTTTGTGGATGTGGGCTTTTTTGTTTCTCCGATACCAAGCCCTTGAGTACTGTTTCTGCTTGAGCCTTCTTGTCGTAACGTCCTTGTACGGCAACTACAACTTCTTCCTCCAGTACAATGCTCGGGCGTACGAGTACTGCACCTCGGGAACATAAAGTCTGAAGCCACACGAAATTAGATTGTTCGCGCTTGGAATGTTGTCCGTCGTGTCTGTTACGGCCCATTTGTAGTTGTGCCGCCTTGCCCAAGCCACGCGCAGACGAATCATCTGACGTTGTATCCCGCGACCCCGATACGCAGGAAGAACCCCACACCTGCCCAAGTACACCCCGTCTGCCAATTGCTTGGACGGACTGACGCACGAGAAGCCCACAGGTGCATTGCGAATATACGCCATCCACCACACGCCGTCTTCGGGAAAGTATAGTTTGTCGGCAGGTAGGCAAGCCTTCTGCAATACGGTAAGACGCCGCTTGATGCCGCGCTCTTCCAGACTGACTTGCTGATACACGACCCCCATAACTGCGAATTATAGGAAGTCGGGCCAAGGATGCTACTGTTTCAATCATGGTTCAATGTTAGGCTTTCTTAGACTTTCTAGTTCAGCTTTTAATACATTGATCTCTTGAGCAAGCACAGATGCTTCAGTCCACATTCCCCGCATCCGCAACTCAGCCAACGCCCAATCAACCTTTTGATTCTGTGAATACTTCCACGGCATCCTAGCCATTTCGTCTTTCCACGATCCCGGTGGAGACTCGTTATCGACCGCCATACTCTTTTCTCACTTGGTCTCGCACCAACACCAATAACTTGCAGATGAGATGCGTCTGCGCGGCTTCTTTGCCCGACCTTTTCAATGTGTCAAACTCGATGGCATACATCTCCACGATGTCCCATCGCAGCAGTTCTAACTGCCCCTTATCGTCGATCTTCGCCCACGCCGTTTCGGGCATGGCGACTTTCCTTACATGTTCCTCTGGAATTTCCAGATAGGCTTCGTCGTCATCTTTGATGTCAGACATTTTCAATCCCCCTTGCCATACGCATCCACTCATCACCGTACTCGACATCTGTATAGCCCTTGAACCAAGGACCCCCACGGGTAAAGTGAACCGCGACCGGATTCGGGCAGTCATCCTTGGTGTGCCATCCTTCTAAATAGTTATAGGCAATAGGTAAGTTACCGATACAGGCATCCCACAGGAACCGTATCTGATGTAGATACATCCCACTCTCACGGTTCACCAACTCGGGTGTCACCGCCTTGATGTGCAGATGCTCACAGTTAAAAAGAATCAGACTGCTCCAGTTCTTTCTTGGATACTGGTGCTGCACCTTACCATCCATCTTGTGCGTCTCTTTCGGTTTGTAGTCATGCTGCACCACGACCGCGCCGTAGTACGGGTTCGCATAGTCCATCAACCCTGCAACATCACCTCTCCAGAGGAAGTCACAGTCCATGAAGACTGCCCACCCCTTGTATCCTGCAAGATACGGTACAAGAAAGCGCGTGAATGAGAACTCCGTGGACGAGAACGGGTCATGCTCTCGCCAATACAATCCTCGCTCACGCATCTCCTGTTGCTTGATGGGCTGAATCTCAAGCGGAACAGACGTGTTCTTCTCAAGCGAACGCTTGCAGACTTGATATGCAATGTCCTCGCGGCTGTCGTAACCAATAAAGATTTTCATACTTCCTCAAACTGTTTCTTTCGGGCTGGACCTTTGTAGTGAACGATCTTTGCATCCTTGCAGTCTTCTTCCGGTAAGCATCCGTAGACTGACTCGGATATGTCTTGTACCCGCTCGGGATATCGCTCGGCGTATATACGCATCACTTCTTGGTCGCCGTACCACTTACGGAACTTGGGGTCGATGGTGTCGTAAATCTCAAGCAAGTCTTTCCAAATCTGATTGCTCTTCGCTACCACCGTACAAGCAACGTACGGATACACTTCGTCAATCGTCTTGCCTTGGTACTCGGGGTACTTCACTCCGTTCTGTTCGATGTTAAAAAACATACCCCGCTGAAAGTGTCTGCGGCAGAACGCAACGTCCTTGTACGGCTCTAATATCTTGTTCACCTCGATCTTGCCCTGCACAATCATGTCGGTGTCTAGATACATCACGGACATAATATCTGTCTGACTCTCGGCGTAGGCTTTGATGCGTGAGTAGTTCAACTCATCCCTGTTGTAGTCGCCTTCGTAACGCGCCGTGATACCCATCACATCGGGCGTAGTCTT